AAAATGGCAGCACCGATGACCGCCATAAAAACCTGTTCAAGGGTAGTGGAATAGTCGGGGTTGATGGATCGGAGATATTCGAGCAATACATCGGCAGCACGAACTGCGACCTCTTTTTGGCAGGTTATTTGACGGCTGGGGTCACGCTGGCGGCAAATGCCACAGACGTTAGTCTAGACGTGACCGGCTCTTATGCAGATCTCACGCCCCTCGACGTAACGGCCATTGGCGGTGCTTACGAAATCGTCTCGACTGCCAATACTCAGAATTGGGCAATGCGGAAAAATGGCGATACGGACGACTGGTACGGCCACGCCAACTTTCAGCATTCCTGGGCGGCTATCCCCTGCGATGGCTCTCAATTGGTCGAGGGTAAGATCAGTGATCTGAACGTCGATTTCTTTCAGCTCGGCTTTTTCACCCAGTTGCCGACTATGGTGGGTCTCACCGGGGTCGCCAGCGCGTCGGTCATAGGGCCACTACTGCCGTCGGTTTCTCCGGCCTTGACCGCAACTCCGGGAACGGGCGCGATTGGGACGTTCGTCATCCAAGGTCTAAGAACCCTGACCGGCGTTGCTGCGAGTGGCGCCTCCGGGACTCTCACGCCGAGAGCACTAATCTCGCTTCTGGGCATCCAGGGCGTTGCCGCGGTCGGGGCGCTTGTCGCGGACACGGCCACCAGGATCAACCTCGCGGGCGTTCAGGGAACCTCCGCCGTGGGCTCGATGGTCTCGGCAGTCCGACTGCTCTTGATCGGAAGCGGCGTGACCGGAAATGTAGGCCAGCTCGCCGAGGAGCTCGCGTTGGCGCTCGAGGGTGTGGCAACAGAGACGGGAATTGGCGATTTTTCGATTGCTGACGGCTGGACGCGGCTCGCCAATGCCGGTGGCAGGTGGGCCCCACAATCTGGCGGTTTCGCCACATGGACGAAGATCCAGGCCGGATCGACAACTTGGGCACCAGAAAACTAACAACGCTGAATTGTGGTCGGCACCAATTCCTGCGGCGAGCGACTCTTAAGCGGGCCGAGATAGTCTACGGGCCGAGCTTGGAAGCGGTGACGGCGTCAGCGCCCGCCCCGTTTCGATTTCTGCTGAGTCCAGGCGCCGTTGTTTAATGCTCCGCCACCTTCTCGCGGGCCATCTGGTAGCGGAGCGCGGACCATTCCTTCGATTCTCGCAGGAGCCGCCGAATGAGGGCTTGACGGCCTTTCTCGAGCTCGGCGGCGCGAGGGTCCTTGGGGTTGTTCGTCAGCCACCAGGTCAGGTCGTTGAGCATGAAGTGGGCATGCCCGATCCTGGCCCAGGCCTTTCGTTCCTGGGTTCGCATTTCCGTGGCGCGATCGGCTGCCTGCTGCAGCTGGATATTGGGGCTTCGGTTCTTGCCGTGATTGCGCCATTTCACCAGCGGCTCCGGCATGAGCTCCAGGCCGCGCTTCAAGAGCGCGCGGAATGAAACGATCTGATCGATTCGGCGGGTCGGCGGATCCGGCTCCGGAAACTCCCGGAAGAGCTCCATTCGCCACGCCAATATGGCGCCGAGCTGGGCCGGGTTCCGGCCCACCCTGAGGACTTCGTCCAGCGAGGGCTTTTCCCCGGATTTGAACCTCGGACCTTTCTCACGGCCGACCGCGTCGATCTCGATCGCGTTGCAGGCGACGGCGGCCAGGTCTTTCTCGACCATCCGGGCCAACTGCTTTTCGACCCGGTCGGGCATGAACAGGTCGTCGCCATGTCCGAGCACGACGAACTCCGTCTCGACCAGTGGCAGCAAATCGCGCACATGGCCGATCGCGATGTTCTTGGCGTTTCGGTTGATCCGAACCTGATGCGGTCCGCGATAAGTCGCGACCATTCGTTCGATACGGGCCAGGGTGTCGTCGCTCGAGCAATCGTCAGAGATGACGATCGTCAGCGGCGAATACGTCTGGGCCAAGGCGCTTGCCACCGAGGCCTCGATGAAATCGGGCTGATTATAGGCGGTCAGGAGAAAGGTCACCGGCGGTTGGCTCATGGACCTGAGGCTACCGGGGTCACCCGAGACACTCAAGCCATTGCAAGCCAACCGGTAGAGGTCTTTTCCGGCCCTTCACGCTTTCGCGCTCCATGACTTGCACCCGCTATTTCGTGTCGATCCGGGCAAAGGCCTGGGCCAGCCATTCGGCGCGCCGTTCGAGGAACGGCACCCGCAGCGGATTTGGCTCGCTGTCGACGACCCAGTAGGGGTTGGTGTTGATCTCCCAGACCTGGATGCGGCCCTTGCGGAAGCTGTAATCGATGCGGCCATAATCGATCCGCGCCAGCGCGAAGATCTCGCGCAGCTGGCTTTCGTGCGGATTCTCGTCGAAGTAGCGCATCTCCTCGGCCGCCGTCTCCTCGTCGACGATGGCGTCGGTCGAATGCTTCACGATGAGGAGCTTCGACACATAGAGGTGAAAGGGCTGGATCCGGCCGCCAACACAGGCGGCGCTGTATTTGCGATTGATGCCCTTGGCGTCGCGCGTCTCGCAAACTTCCACGGCGAGCAGATGGTCGCGCGCGATGGGGAGTTTGGCGATCGCCTCGAGCTCGCGGTCGTATTCGTCCGGATCCCGCAGCAGGTCCGTGACCGGACCGTCATGCTCCGCCTCGCGACGGATGAAGACCGGAAAACGGGCCGGGCGCCGGACCTCGTCCAGGCGATAGACGTTGAACTGGTTGATGCCCGCCTCATGGAGCGTGCGCAGCAGCTCGTAGCGGCGCAACGCGCGAACCGGATGGTTGAGCAGGCGATTGCCGCCCGCGGCCTCCAGCTCGCTCCATTCCTTGGCGAGGGTTCCCAGGCGCGGCGGCGCGACGCGCTCGAGATCGGCGAAGATGTAGGTCGCCGGCCCCGTGGCGCCCCTGCGGACCTCGCTCTCATAGGTCACGGATTCGATCCGGGCCTTCTGGCGAGCGCCGTCCACCTCAAGGAATTTCTTGACAGGATAGGTGCCGCGCGGGGTGGTGAGAAGACGAATCATCAGGCCTGGCTCGGGTTGCCCTGCGATCGAACTCGCCTCTACGTCTGGGCCAGGGCGCTTGCCACCGAGGCCCCGATGAAATCGGGCTGATTATAGGCGGTCAGGAGAAAGGTCACCGGCGGTTGGCTCATGGACCCGAGGCTACCGGGGTCACCCGCGACACTCAAGCCATTGCAAGCCAACCGATAGAGGTCTTTTCCGGCCCTTCACGCTTTCGCGCTCCATGACTTGCACCCGCTATTTCGTGTCGATCCGGGCGAGGGCCTGGGCGAGCCATTCGGCGCGCCGTTCGAGGATCGGCAGTCGCAGCGGGTCGCGCTTCTTGATCCCCACCCAATCGGGGTTGGTGTTGATCTCCCAGACCTGGAGCCGGCCCTTGCGGAACCCGTAATCGATCCGGCCATAGTCGATCCGGGCCAGCGCGAAGATCTCGCGCAGCTGGCTCTCATGCGGGTTTTCTTCGAAGTAACTCAGCTCCTCGGCCGCGGTCTGGGCATCGACGATCCCGTCGGTCGGTTGCTTCAAGAAGAGCTTGCGCGAAATATAGACGTGAAAAGGCTTGATCTCGCCGTCGATGCAGGCGGCGCCATATTTGCGGACGATGCCGTTCCGGTCGCGCGTATCGCAAAACTCGACGGCCAGCAGATGGTCGCGCGCGAGTGGCTGCTGGGCGATCGCCGCGAGCTCGCGATCATATTGCTCCGGGTCCATTATGAGGGCTGTCATCGGCCCGTCATGCTCCTCCTCGCGGCGGATGAAGACGGGATAGCGGGCAGGGCGCCGGACCTCGTCCAGGCGACAGGCATTGAACTGGTTGATGCCGGCCTCATGGAGCGTGCGCAACAGCTCGTAGCGCCGGAGCGACCGAACCGGATGGTTGAGCAGGCGATTGCCGCCCTCGGCCTCGAGCTTGCTCCACTCCTCGGCGAGGCTGCTCAGACGCGGCGGCGCGACGCGCTCCAGATCGGCGAAGATGTAGGTCGCCGGCCCCGTGACGCCGCGCCGGACCTCATTCTGGTAGGTCGCGGCCTCGATCCGGGCCCGCTGGCGAGCGCCATCCACCTCAAGGAATCTCTTGACGGGACGGGTGCCGCGCTGGGTGGTGAGAAGACGAATCATCGGGCCTGGATCGGATTACGCCACAGCATCCACTCTAGGACAGAAATCGGATCGCGAGCAATGAAACGGAGATGCGCATGATCCCGGTCGGGGAGTTTACGCCGGATCAATCGGCCTTCGGCAATCCGGGCGCGACCGAGGCGAAGAACGTCGTTCCGGCGGCACAATCCTACCGCCCGCTCAAAAGCCTGACGGCCTCCGGCGCAGCGGCATCGAATTCGCGCATTCAGGGCGGCGTCACGCTGCGATCGATCGACCTGTCGGTGAAGTCCTATTGCGGCGATGCGACCAAGCTCCATGGCTTCAACGGCTCGGCCTGGTCGGACACCTCGCGGACCTCGGGCGGCGCCTATGCCTGCCCGGCGCAGGGGATGTGGCGTTTCGCCCAGTTCGGCGACACCTGCCTGGCCGTCAACGGCTCCGATGCCGTGCAGTCCATCACGATGGGTTCCGGCACGAACTTTGCCGCGCAATCGGGCTCGCCGCCCGCGGGCGCGCGCTATGTCTGCATCGTGCGCGACGTGGCGGTGCTGGGCCGCGACGGCTCGAACTCCAACCGGGTGAGCTGGTCCGATGTCGAGACTCTCGACTGGACGACCGGTGCGGCAGACATCCAGGACATGCCCGATGGCGGGCAGATCATGGGGATCTTCGGCGGCGACAATCTGGTCGTCTTGCAGGAACGCTGCATCCGGCTCGGCATCCGCACCGACTACCCGCTGACCTTCACCTTCGACAAGATCGCCCAGGACAAGGGCTGCCTCGCCGAATGGGCCTCGGCGCAGCATGAGAATCTGCTGTTCTTCCTCGCCCATGACGGGTTCTATCTCCTGGCGGGCGGGCAGCAGCTCCAGCCGATCGGGGCGGAGAAGGTCGACCGGTTCTTCTTCGAGCATCCCGAGCATGGGGTGGACCTCAACAACCTGCATCGCATCACCGGCGCGGTCGATCCGGTCAACAAGCTCTATCTGGTGAGTTATCCCAGCGTGGGCGGGGGCACCGGCATCCCCGACAAGGCGCTGATTTATAACTGGCAGCTCGGGCGCTGGAGCCGCGCGGAGTTCGGCTGCGACTTGCTGCTCTCGGCGATGGTCCAGTCGTCCTGGAATCTCGACAACATCGACACGCTGATCGGGAACCTCGACGCCACGGATCTGAGCCTCGACGACCCGGCCTTCACCGGATCGGGCCGGCTGTTCCTCGCGGCCTTCACCCCGGCCCATGAGCTGGGCTTCTTCAACGGCGCGACGCTCGCGGCGACGGTGGATACCGGCGAGGCGCAGCTGACGCCCGGCCGGCGCTCGCTGGTGACGGGCGTGCGGCCGTTGGTCGATGGCGCCGCGGCTTCGGTGGCGCTGGGCACACGAAACCTCCTGAGCGACAGCGTATCGTTCGGGGTGGCGATGGCGATGAACGATGTCGGCCTCTGCCCAGCGCGCCATGATGCGCGGTTCCATCGGGCGCGGATCGCGATCGATGCCGGCGAGAGCTATTCGCACATCCTGGGCATCGAGCCGGAATTCAGGGCGTCGGGGACAAGATGAGCGCGACATTCAAGCCGCTGCCGCCGCCGATCGGTGCGGGCGGCGAGGCCGGGCTTTGGGCCTATCTCAAGCGCGTCTATGACGTGATCCGCGGCATTCAGGCCGGCAAGCTCAATGCGACGACGACCGTCACGCTCGCGGCCGGCCTGACAAGCACGACATTCGAGGACGAGCGCATCGGCCCGGCCTCGGTCATCCTCCTCATGCCGCTGACGGCCCATGCGGCCGGCGCGCTGGGCGGCCTCTATGTCTCGGGCCGCACGCAGGGCGCGGCGACGCTCGCCCATGCCAACAGCGCCGACGCCGACAAGACCTTTGCCGCCGCCATCATCGGGTGAAGCACCATGGCTCCCGTCTATCCCATCGGCCTGTTTCAGGCCCTCGCCAACAGGTCCAGATCCGCCGCGGCCGACGATGATTCCATGACGGCCTACGAGCGCGCCATCGACTGGGGAATGCGAGCGCTCAAATTCGCCGTCGACGCCGCCCGTCCCTCGCGATCCGTCGACGAGACCCTGCGATCCCAGCCGCTGGCCCTGCCTCGCGACAGCGCGGACATCGAGCGCCGCTTCGGCCGCGATGTCTGTATCGCCAGCGACGGCATGGTGACCTGTCGCATCCCGGGCACCGGCTTGGTCACGCCGCCCTTTGCGCAACGGAAAGACTGGCCGGACCGGCTCGGCCCTTCCGATCCGGATTTCCACTATTACAACAAGTCGGTGGAAGCGCCGAGAATGGCCGGGCTGCTGCAAGCCCTGACCGACGATCCGACGCCTGGCGCAGAAGATCAACCGGCGACGCCGCAAGGGACGCGCAACAATGCCACACCGCCCGGCCAGGGGCCTGCGTCCTGGTTCTGGAGCCCGGTCCAATCCTTCGTCATGACCGACCCCCGCAGCGGTGCGCGCTACGTCTTCAATGCGACCCTTCCGGGGCACCCGCTCCATCCGGGTTTCGTTGCCCGGGTTATTCGGCCGGCGGGACAGGGCCGAGCGATTGTGGACAATATCGGAGCCGGAGCAGGGATCGCCCAATCCTCCGCGAACCCCCTGGCCGACTATTTCAGCAGCTTTTGGTCGCCCACTACCCGGGAGGCCATCGATAGAGCCGGCGCGGGGGAAACCAGCCGCAACGTCCGGTAGCAGAGGGCAAGAATACGGCGTAGGATCGCTGGCCCGCTCAACGAGCAAGGACGTCGAACGGCCGGTCGGGTTCGATAGGAAGAATAGGAGGAGCGAATGCGCAAATCGGCACGCACAATCGCTGGTTTCATCCTGGCGCCGATGGTTCCGGGCGTGGTTGCGACTCTGCTGTCTCCAGTCAGCATCGGGGAGCCCTACTGGACGATCTATCTCTTCCTGAGCGCCGTCCTCGGCTATCCCGTCGCCATCGTTCTTGGCATACCGATTCATTTGGTTCTGGCGCGCTGCCGCTGGCAGTCCTTGCCCGTATATCTAGCATTCGGCCCCCTCATGGGATGTGGGGCCATGCTAGTCCTGCCTACGGGCACGTATCTCAGGGGTGGCGCCAGCGGGATCGATTTGGCCGCATTCGCTCTGCCACAGTTCTGGGTCGCCATGATCTTTGCCACGATTGCCACAGTCTCCTTCTGGCTCATCGCCAGGCCCGATCGACCCAGCCGGCGACAGACTCCGGTGGACCCGACGATCGCGACCGGAGCGTAGGGCCGGCCTCCCCGGTCGCCAGCTCAAGGCGGGCTTCCCTTCAACGGCCGCTTCATCACCGACGCCGCCTTGCCTCCGTCATGCCGTGCGTCTGTTCGGTGCGACACGGTGCGACGGGGGCACCTCCACTTTGCGGCTGGTTCGATCGACTTCTCGACGGCCTGATCGCGGGCACGCTGCCGGTCGTGCACCCGCCTGCGGGGTCATGAGCATTCGCGAGAAGGCCCCGGCCGCGCGACGATCCGGAAACCTTCCGAGCCCTTACCACCATCGAACGTCGCGCGGCGCAGCCTTCACGCGAATGAGCCAGATCGGCGGCGGTTGCTGCTTCGCGACGAAAGTTCGGCGGCATTTCACGGCATGGCCGCGTTCGACATGCACAAGAGATTCCAATCCGGGAACAAGAGACATGACAGCAAGCATTCGCTCGGGCAAACCGATACCTTATTGCGGCCAAAGAGGCACCCGACAAAGCCCCTGTTCCGGCCTCCTCGATTTTCTCGCTCAGGCTCAACCGTGGCGGGTCGGGCCATCCCAAGGGACGGGCAGCGCCGATCGCTTGCCACCGGCGCGAACGGGCACCCAACCCAGCGAGGTGAATCTCGCCCGCCTGTTGGCCCGACAAGGCCGGCATGGCGACACGATGGTCGCCCATATCTCTCCGCAAGAAGCGCTGCTCCTGCGATCGCTGGGCGGTGCCGGGACGATCAATCCGAGGACGGGTCTGCCTGAATTCTGGGATCTCGGCGGCGGGGTCAGCAGCGGCGGTCATGGCGATATCGGCGATGGTACCGGCGGCAGCGCCGATGGCCGCGGCTCGCGCGGCGACTCTCAGGGTGGCACGAAAGTGGCGGGCGCGAAACAGGGCCACACGACGGGGTTCGGATTCGGCGGCACCATGGACAAGAGCCAGACATCGAGTCATGTGGCCAAATCCACGGCCGGTGGCCAGAGCGTGGCCGAGAACGGCATTCTCGGCAGTTTCCTCGGCCATCTCTTCGACCGATTCACACAAGGGCCGACGACCGACACAACGACAGATGTGGTGAATTCCATCGTCGGCCCCGCCGCCTCCCAGCTTTCTCCTGGCCTCGGCCTGGGCATCAATGTCGGCGCTGCGGAGAGCGATACCAATGCGGACGTGGCGAATGCCGTTGCCTCCGGAAAGATCAGCGGCACGAACGTGGATACCAGCGGCGGCACGCTCACAACGCATGCCGGCGGTCTCTATGGCGGCGTGAGCCCGGCGGACATCGATACCGGGCGACTCAACCGCGACATCGCCAGCGGGGCATTCGGCGGTGGCTCCCTCGGCGGGTATGGGCGGCAAGGTGCCGGCGGCCCCGGCAACGCGGATCGCCGAGTTCTCGCGCAAAACGCACAACGGGCGAATGCCGGAGGTGGGTTGCTGGCGCTCACCGATCCGGCACTGACGCTACCCGCGCCGACAACGCCGGATGGTTTGCTGGCCTACTTGGCGCTCATCAACGCCATGCTTCCGGGTTATCAGACGAACTCACGCTTCGGCCTCGGCCAGGTCGCGCCCGTCAATTACATCCGGACCTACGCTTGACCGCGCTGGTCGGGATTCCGCCGGAGAATGTCGATCAAGTCTGGCCGCTGATCGAGGATCGGATCGAGGAAGCCTGCCTGGCCTCGCGGGGCAAGGAGAAGGCCTTCGATATCCGGCGCTCGGCCCGGTATGGCGAGAAG